CATCATTACGAACCCAGAACTCACCACGAGCAGAAACGTTTGCCTCTGCTGCCGCCTTCTCATCGATGAATACTGATCCCTCAGGGAGAAGGATTCCGGTATCAATAGTCGAAAAAATATTTGTTCCGGACGTGCCGTGCTTCATAGTTACTTGTTGCCCGAAATCGACGTCGATTTGCGCACCGTTCAAGCTGCCGATGATCGTGTCGGAGCCCGCTGTACCTGCACCACCAGTGTTGATGAACAACGTAGCGTTGAAGCTTAACGAACTGGATTTCGTTTGAATCCTTTGACGAGAAATCTGCGTCATCGGCATCGTGCCAACTAAGTTTGCACCTACATTGATTGGAACGTTGTCGTATGGAGATCCGGTGTCGCCCGCCGAATCCGCACTGGTCATGTTGACCGAACCAATGATCAGCGGATCTGGAATAGAGGCCGCAGCGTTCAGTTCGAAATCAGTGCCAACGTCATCGGTGAACATCGGAGTGTTAGGCACATCGTCACGTACCCAGAACTGACCGTAAGTGGCAACGTCTGCTGCCGCTGCGACTCGTTCCTCTAGGAACAAAGTAATGTCATCGATCTTCAGACCGTCAGTCTGGACAGCACTGAAGTTTATAAACGAACCATCGTGCTGCATTTGAAAGTAATCAGAGAAAGTGGAGTCACCTATTCGTATATCGCGGCCACCGGAGATCAGCCACACCGACACGCCTGCCGAGAAAGTAGTGACGAGTTCGCTGTTAATGTCCACCTGGAACGAAGCGTTGTCTGGGGCTCCGTCAGCAATTAGCCTTAAAAAACCACCATCTTCTATGATAATGCCGCTGGGGAAATTACTGAGCGTGAGGGTGTTCCCATCCCAAGTAAGAGCAGCGTCACCTTCAAGCGTGTTGGCATTCGTCCAAATTGCAATTTGGTTATCGACAGGCGTACCCGAGATATTGATACCGCTGGCGTTCAGTACGAAGTCAGTGCCAACATCATCAGTGAACATCGGCACATTCGGCACGTCATCACGGACCCAGAACTGTCCATACCCTGCATTATCAATGATAGCTGCTGCGTGTTCAGCGATGAACAAGTTTCCCTGCTCTATTTGTATCCGACCAGGAAGACCGGTGCCACCACCTCGCCCAGCTTCGATGATCATATCGCCGCCTTCGAAGCCGGGTTGTCCATCACCAGTCGTAAGGAACAAAGTCTTACCGTCACCAGCAAGAGTGCCGGGACTTCCTAAGAACGTAAAAGTATCAGGTCGATGTTCAAAGGCAGTGAAGAAGACGCCAGAAGTTGCCATACTTTTTATTTTCGTAGTCCCACCGCGCATTTCATTCTGTATGAGAAGCTCATTCTGTGCGTTGTAGCCGATGCTACCGATGAGGTTGACATCTTGAGCATCACGAAACTCCAACAAATTGGTGATCGCTTCGGTCGTCGGCGGAGTCGCAGTGTTGATGTCACCCAAGATGCCGAGTGGCGTATCAAACGGATTCCCACCACTTGTCACACTGATCGTAATCGGATTGCCAGCACCACCATCAACGATGTCGATGCCACTCCCGGCAGTCAGTATTCGTTCGTTCGGCAAGATTGCGTTCGCTGTGACCGTGACGAACGTCGCATCTAATCCGAATGCACCGGAGAGAGCGTCTGCCGCAATCTTTCGGCTAACCTCGATACCAGCCTCGATTGCCTGCACCTCCAAAAACACATTCGCTGCATCGAGAGGCAATGTTACGTTTGGCAAATCTGAAATTTTTATATTAGGCATTACGTGACCTCATCCTGATTCACCGTTGCATCTTCAAGTACGCGCAGTCTTCCATCCTCCGAGATGCGTGGGCTTTCGCCGATAGCTTCTCGAATACCACCTAGGAAATTAACGTTCGGGTTCGGTCCTCCCGTTGTCAGATCCTGGTCAGGTCGATAAAACGGTAACGTGATCCGGTCAGCCTGACGCGGAGCCAGACGGTATGGATCATAGTCGTCGAGGTCATTGATGCAGACCTTCAGGCCGGGAGTGTTCGGGTCCGAATACAAGTCTTCCAAGAAGAACTTGCAACTACACCGAGCACAGATCCCAATGCCGTAATTCGATTTCCCAGTTGGATCTAAAAAAACTGGCATGACTACCTCGTATATGGTGCGATGTTAGGACGCAGGTAAGTTTCGGATGCATCCGTCTCTCCGGTCCATGCGTCATCTAAATAATGTTTTGCATCGAGATCCAGTCGAGGAATGATTATCTCCTCCACCTCTTTGATCTCTCTGCCCAGTTGTGCGGCCAAGTTGCAAACGATAGCAAGGTACCAACGGTCTGGAACCTCCAGCTCGTCTGTCAGGGCACCTACATCCATCACCTGACGCTGCACGTAACCTGTAATCTGTCCGAACGTAAATTCCTCTGCAGGGTTAGGCCAAAGCTCCAACTCCGGTTGCGTGCGTTGCCTGTCAAACCAAAACTGCGTCGGCCTGCCAGTGCTGATTTTGTCAGGCAGATTCACGTAGTCGTTCCGATTGAGTTTGTACATCGGAATTTCATTCGGCGTGTTCTGGTAAACCAGCTCTCGCACATCGAGCACCGTGGTGCCGGTCGCCCGCAGTCGAAACGCATCGAATTCTGTAACGCCAGTCGCGAGAGGTCCTTGCAGGTCCTCCCATATCCATGCTGCGTCAACGACCACTACACCCGTCCGCGTAATCAGAGCTGTCGCAGTAACGAAGTTATCGTTCGATGCTTCGATCACGTAGTCCCAGGTTCCGGCGACGTTGGGTAAGATGCCGAACGTAGAAACAAACGTCGCACTGTCGAGCGCCATGGTGATCGTGCCCAATGCAGCTACTTGCGTGCACGCTGACTCCAAATCGGCATCGAACGCGTTACCCGCGACTCCTTCCGACGCAGTTGCAGTACCCGTCACCCTATTTTGATTGCGAAGGTTGATGGTGAACGTGTCTTCGGTGCCGAGCGGAAGTGGGACTGTCTGCCTACGATGATAGATAGGCTCCAGCAACGGGATGAGGTTCCACAACTTGATACCTTTGTTGACCAGCGTCTGGGTGTACAGCCACAGCAGATCGAGAGCAATCGTAAGATGCTCGCCCGTGATCTCCTGTTCAACCATTTTGCAGCGACGGAAAGCATGATCGATGATCTGCTGATTCAAAAAGACCGTGCTACCGACTGTTCCTGATGTTGCCATTAGTAGCCTCCGCCACGCACTCTGCTACGCCCGCCACGAGGCCGCGTCCCGTGACCTTTCGGCCTCGGGGATCGGATGTGACGGTCCATTACTTTCTCGGCGACTCGCTTAGCGACCTTTTCTACAGAGCCGCCCCGGCTTTTTTTACTACGCCTCCCGCTGCGTAACGCATCAAACCACCGTGCGACTTCACGTTCTTGGGCATGCCTTTTTTCGAAGCTTTTATTAATTTCCTAGCTTCGGCATCAGACGTCTTTCCATGAATAGTGACACCGGCATAGTCTGCCATTCTTTTGGTTTTCGAAGAACGCACTTTGTGCACACCACCACCCTTGTGGAGACCCGGCAACATTCGCTTCGTACCTCCGGCCTCGATCTCGGCCTGATTACGACCGCGACGTGCAGGTTGAACACCTGTGTCCATGGTTTTTTGCTTACCGCGCGTCTGTTTGAACTGGCTCGACGTGTTGCTCGGCTTCACCTGACCACCGTAGGCATAACCCATCTTGCCGCCTTCGTGCTTCAGCTTGTCATGCATCGACATCTTGCCACCGTGACTCTTCGGCACGCTGATCGTGACGTCATCGACCGTGATCTCACGTTCCTGGCCCATGCCACCTAGATAGCCGCCCATCTGCGCGTGAACCTTGCCACCTTTCATCTTGACGTTCTTCGGCATCGTCTTCCGTTTACCCGCAGGTCCGGACTTCAGTGCCGGGTACTTGTCACCAGGTTTGCCGTAGTAGCCACCCGCAGCTTTCTTCACGACTCCACCGCGCTGGTACCCTTTCACTTGGTGCACGCCCGAAGAAGCCGAACCGGTGAAGCCCTGCTCCGCTGGGAAACTGAAGTCCTTCACGTACGTTAGTCCAACATTCTTGTTCATCTCGTTCTCCTAGGGTGGAAAAGGTTCTTCACCCGGTTGATATCTAAAACCTCGATTACCTGTGTTCACTGTGTCTGGTGGTGCTGGTGGTCGTCCTTGATCTTGTCGAACTTGATCGGCCACAACTTGCTGCCTGTCATTGCGAACATTGATGTCGTATCTACGCTCCCTGAATACTTTAAAGTCCGTGCAGATGTCAAGGTTCGGATTGTTGCAGTTCGGACACTTCGCGTTGTCGTTGTCATTGTTCTTCGTGTTCGCAGACCACAGGCAGACCGGGCAGCATCTCCACCATTTGACTCCTTCCTGTTCTGGTCTTGCCATATCGTTCCCTAAACCGGAGTGTTCGTTGTAGTGCCGACGCCATCATTCCAGACATCACCAGCACCTGAACCTTGTGCCGAGACCACGTGACCCTGAGAGCTATTAAAGACAATAGCTCCTGAGGCCTTGCCATCGTTCGTATTCACAGAATTGCCTATATCGTTCAACTGTGCGTCCGTGAAGTTTTGGAGAATAACAGTGCCAGCCATGATGATCTCTTCATCATCACCAATGAAATTCCCTGTGTCTTGAATCCGTTTGGCTCCACCGTTGCCACGAACCATCGCTTGATCGGCAATGTTGCCTGATACACGAACGTTCGAGCCATCATTTCTGAAGACCTCACGCCAGTTGGTTCCATCGTAGGAATGCAATCCTATAGTGTTCCCCGGCTCGGTAACGAAGTCCACATCATCTTGGAGGATCAGAGCAGTCGCGTCCTGCTCCATGGTCAACACGCCATCGAATTGCAACAAGATGAGTGTGCCGATTGGTTCTGCACTGACCGCTGTGATGGTCGTGGTGCCAGTAACGTCAAACGAGTTTCCGTCTGAGCCTAAGACCAGCGTCGCTGCACTGGCAATGTCAGCACCCTTGTCCCACTGAACCATTCCAGCAGGACGGATGTCACCTGCGAACTCGACCAGAGTTCCGCCAGTTGGTATCTCAATGACTGGCGTGAGTGTGTCGTTGTAGATCGTTACGTCATTCGTGGAGCCCTGTCCTATCAGTTGGAGTCCTGATACCAGATTGCGATTGACGCCTGTTTCACCAGCAGCCAGACCTTCTGTGCCTGAAAGAAGTAGGGCACCGAGAATGTCAATGTGTATTCGGTAGTCAGGATCAACGACAAAGTGTGTAACCCGATTGAATTGCAGACCCAGATCACCGAAATTAAAAATCTCGATTGAAAGGACACCCTCATGTCCTGTGCCGCCGACGAAGCCGACAGCGGAAATTTTGCCTTCCTCGCGACCAGTAAGGTCAAGAGGCATATAAAACGCGAGCGCACCGGCTGTCCCTGACCCGAATGACGAGTTATCAGCAACGCGAGCGCCAATGTCGAAGACCGTGGCGTTATTCTTGAGGAACCGGACGTTCAGATTAGTGACAGCATTGGCAGGTTCATCGGTGACAATAAGCTCGCCATCGAACAGTCCCGGTGCGCCCGGTACAATAGCCCATCCGTCCGGGTTGATGACCGAATTGGTGTTCTCGATCATGAACCCTTGATTAGTCAGAGAGCCGGGAGCCGCTGTCGTAACCAGGAAGTCTAACCTTTCACCGTCAACAAAAGTGAGATTGACCGTGCCTTCTATCGTGCCATCACCTGTCCAGACAGCGACCTGATCATCAACGGGAGTGCCGACCTTGAATACGTCGCCGAAAGCTAACGCAGTGACACTGATGGTGACGGCTCCACCGGCTCCACCGTCAACGATGTCGATGTCAGCTCCTGCTGTTAGAACGCGCTCGTCAGTTAACGTCGCGTCAAGGGACATGACGACATACTCGGCATTAGCAGGCGCACCACCACCTCCACCACCAGCGAGCCAGTCGTAGTCGTAGTCGTCAGGCGTCAGCTTGGTTAGGACTTCTCCGGTCGCACCTTCATCTGGGATCTGTATTGCTACAATCCCAGAGAAACCCAGACCCGACTGTGCAGTCATGAGCTACCTCAGGCTAGAACATTTTCGATCAACCCGCGCACCTCTGCGAGCTTTTCGAATTCTCCTTTAAGCTCCTGATCTCGACTGGCGAGTGCATCAGCTTTCTGTTGGAGTGAGGATTCCCGACCATCCAACACACCCGCACGGGCTTCGTTGGCTCCCTTGTCCGATTCCACGGCAGCTACGGCAGAATTGGCAGCTGCAGATTTTTCTGCTGCCTCTGCTGTAACGCTATTCGCCTCAGCAATAGCTTGCGAAGCTTCTTGCGTCGCCTTTTCCACGATCAATTGCGCCTGAGTTTTGGCTTCCTCGACGAGAGCGTCACTTTTACTCAGCGCTTCTACCAGTGCTGTGTCAGCTTCCGCTCGGGCCTGTTTAGCCTGCGCTTTGATGCTTGCGATCTCGCCAACATCACCGATTGTCGCAGCAGCTTCCTGCGCTCTGCGCTCCAGATCCTCGAAGTCTGCAACCTTCTTTGCAAGCTGGGGTGAGTCTTCAATAAGGAAACGCGGGATGCGAACAAAGTCGCTCCCCACGTTGCCAGCCATGTCTCCGCCTGACAGTCCGTTGCTCATGCTGCTAACCCTGCCTGAACGAGATCAAACTCGCACGTCCCGATGCCAGAATTAGTGAAAAGTCTCACTGCCTGAGGCGGGAACGCCAAGTTGCCGTCCGCATTCGCTGTCTGATCTGCCAGCGTTGGGTGATCGAACCAATTGAGGATGTTGCTTGCGTCTCCCCACGGACTGTCGAACGTATGCTGCACAGTGACGTCCACCGTTCCCGCGATGATAAGTGCGAGACCGATGCTCGTCGGTGTCACGTTCTTGTCCACTGGGATAGGAATGGAGGCACCTTCTACGTTAGTACCTCCTTCGACGTCTGAACCAATCGTTCCGGACGGTGTGATCGATGTCACCGTGAAGAAGTCGAGCAATGTTGCACTCACTCCCGCATTGGGACCGACAATCGTCTCACTGATGGGACGATTTTGTTCGTCGGTGCCGACGATCTCGAAGGTGATGCCGCTCATGTTGGCAGCGGACTCAAGCTCGACGTGCCTCTGCACATCAAGCTGAGCCACGCCAGCAGTCACAAACGCACCGTTCAGAGTCAGGGCAACCCCAGCAGCAGGATTTTGATCGAGGAAGATCCCGTTAGGATCTGCCGCGTCCAGCTGCCTAATTTGCTGAATGGGTCTCATGACTATCTCTCCTGAATGACGACTATCCGGTCCATGGTAAGAGTCTTCGCAGCAGCCTCACCGGCTCGAACTGCGAACGAGATCGTTAGCTCTTCATCATTCGGGAAGCTGGCATCAGGTGTTGAGAAGCTACCGACAGCACCGTCGAGCGCACCGTACAACCGACCATCAGAACCTTGACCGTCGTAATAAGCCTGCAACCTGAACGCTGTAGCATCCACGATAGTTCCGACATTACCGGCGACTTCAACGCTGTTCTTCTCAGCGACCAACGTCACGAGACCTGTAGCCTCTGCCTTACGGAAGCTAAGACCATCCGCGTGACCTCCCAGAAGCGTCGTATCGGTGATCGCGAGACCAATCAGCATCTCAGACAGTAGTACTTCACTGAGAGTTGCCAGGATCTCCACGAAAAATCGCTTGTCAGGATCAAACAACCAGCTCTCCACAGAGATACCCGCAGCGATCTTCTGCAGCTGGACCTCGTCGTCGTCTGCACCTGCAGTCAACAGAGTGATGATGCCACCGTCACCATTCTGAATGGCTACGGTATTCGCACCCTGCACGTCAGTCTCGGTCCACTGACCGGCGACGAACGTGTAGAAATCTTCCTCGTAAACATGCGAGCCTAAGTGACTCGGGAATTGCAAGGCATTGAAAATGCTTCCGACGTCTTCGTTGTTGACGCCATTATTGAAGCGAGTTCGTAAATTATCGATAAACATTTCTTTCTCCAAAAATCATGGTCTCCCGTTCACATCCGGGAGAAAATAGCGGGGGGCATTTCATGTCTGCCCCCCACCATGCTTGGATAGAACTCTCGGAATCAGAGTCCTGGAGTGCCGAAGACGGCGCGCGGATCGGTCCAATCGGGAATGTAACGTTCCGTGGACTTGTAGCGCATCGAGTCGGTCTCGAAGTCACCTTCCATCGACTTCTCCAACCCGCGACGCATCATCAGCTGCAGACCACGAGGAGCGTCCGTCTGGACCCACCATGCAGTCGTGCTGGTAATACGCGACAGGTTAGCCTGACCCTGAGACAGAAGTCCCATCGATAGGATCGGGTTGATGTCGTTGTTAGCAGTGCCTGCTCGAAGAACACTCTTCAAGAGAACTTCTGCCTGGAAGACCTGGCTCGGACCCGTGACAATCTTGAGAGGCTGCAAACGAATCCGCTTGCCGTTATTGTCCACGGCATTGCGAATCTGAATGAGCAACTGCTCAAGCGACGTCTGCGATAAAGCTGCAGCAGTCGTCAACAGGTTCGAGAACACACCACCCGCACTGCCACCAGGGGCAATTGGATGGTTGGTCACGTTGAGTGCTACGCCATCACCACCGACGAAAGCACCGTTGAATGCCCGGTTAAGGATATTCGCACACAGTGTTTCCTTCGTCTCGATCATCGACTGAGCGAGATGCTCGGAATAAATTCTTCCGATGCGGATGTGATCGCCATCTTCGACCAAGACCTTGGTCAGCGCGAACGCCAAGCCAAAGACCTTGTAGACGTAACGCTGAATGAACAGCACTCCGCCTGCGTCGAACGTGACCGGAGTGCCGTCAGGCATTTCCGGCGCAGCGTTAAAGCCGAATAGGACTGGCTCTTCGTGGTACGAACGGGGGGTACCCGTACGATCCGTGAAGACACCTTTCCATTCATCGGCGCGTTGGTTGTAAATCCCGTCAAATGTCTCGTTCAAAATCGGCTCGACAATTGAGCGGAAGTCGGTACTTCTCATTGGTACAGCCATGACTTATGCTCCTTTGATTAGCCGATTATGTCTTGAGTACATCGTACAAGTTATACGCGTGCTCAGCGATCTGAACCTGCGCGATGGTGAATGCGTCACCCACCACGTTATCAGGAGCAGGGTTGATGCCGACAACACGAAGTGTTGCAGCAACATTGCCAAGACCCGCAGTCGCAAGTGCGACGGAAGACAGCCCGGTTGTGGTGTTCCCAGCCAATGCGGTGTAATCCGCAAAATCCCCGACGTTGGCTTGTAAGATCGAGCCATCACCTTGAATTTCGTAGATCGTCATTGGATCACCAACGTAGTACGCCACAATATCTGTGCCGACCTGGTTAGCTTCCCACTGATTTCCGACTCGGCGTCTGCCGTCGGTGCCCGTGAACTCAACGCCTGCAAAGACGCCAAGAACATTTTCCGCACCGGCAACAGCAGGCACAAGAGCGCCTGTTGCGTCGTCAATCCGCACTGGAGAGAACTGAAAGATCGCCGTGCCAAAACCACTAATTATCGTCGATGCTTGCTGACGAAGGATTCCCGAAGGATGAAAAGCTGGCTTTAGCCCGAACGGAGATGCTACAGAACTCATAATATTCCCCGAATGCTAAGTTAAAGTTCGTCCGGAACCTCTCCAGTCGCAAGTGCGAAAGGAGGTGGTTCAGGTGCCACTCCCAACGCTGCTGTGCCATCTTCAAGTTCAAGACTTACCACACCGCGTTTTGCAGCGGCGTTCATCTCAGCTTCCATCGCACGGAGCTGGCTACTGAGCTTTTCCTCTTCGCTGAGAGGTTGCTCGTGATGATTGATGTACATGTACTGCTCGTACAATTCGAGAGGAAGCTTGAAAGCAATCATCTCGTTAACACCAATGCAGCCTTCCCACTCACCCGTCTTCAATGAGGCGTGATCCCAACCGGGAATGTCCGATGCTTTAATCGGCTCATAACCCAGGCGCACACGTCCGTGAATCGGGTCTCGTGGATTTTCCGTGGTCAGCCAACAAACGTGGTAACCATTGATCTTAGGAATGTCTGGCAATGCAGATTGAAAGTACTGCTGGCGAAACTCCTCCACCCTCTCATCGTCTGATAGTGCTTGGTCTTGCGTCACATCTCGATCTTGCATGTGACGGTCTGCTCGCACTCCCGATTGATCGGAATTCAGTCTCGTGTCTGTTCTACGTTTTGCTGGCATGATTATGCTCCCTCTCCAGACGCTTGAGCGTCATATACCGCGTACGATTTTAAGTACTTATTGCGGAGCACTGGATCGTCCCATACACCAGCCTCTTCCATCGCAGTGCGACGCTCGGGGCTGATATAAACTTCATTCTTCTTCAGCGGACGTTCCCGTCCACCAGTTCGGAATTGAGGTCCTCGGTTTCGGTTCTGGTTGTCTGCACCGTTGCCAGTGCCACCTCGGTCACCTTCACCTTGGTTACCGGTTCGGGAATCGAACCGGCTGGGTAATGCTTTTTTGGTACGAGCCCGTAGCTCGTTCCAGTAATCTTTACTTATAGGGTCAAACCCTTCTTGGACCAACGCTCGGTCGATCTGCAAGACCGCTACCGAATCCTGGTCACGACCAGCGGGATCCCACCAATCGTGATCGACCATGAACGATTGCGCGTGCGCTACATGGCGCGGATCCAACTCCCGTGGTGTAGTCGCTGCTGCACGACGTGGAGTAGACAAGTAAGTTTTAGCTTGTTCGAGATCGCGCAGGTTGTCACGAATAGTATCGCGATGATCGAGCGCCTCGGCAAGGTTCTTGCCGTCGTTTGCTGCGACAGCCTGCTCGATAACCTGATTGGCAAGTTGCAGATCGGATTTCGCTTTGTTGATGCTCTGATCAACAGTAGCAATCTCACTGCCAGCTATGCGAGCGTCGGTCTCCTGCTCAAAATGACTGAAGCGTTGCTCCAGATCTGCATTTCGAGTACGGAGGAAATTCAATTCACGTTCGGTGCGCTCCCGTGCGTCCTTCTGACGCTGACGACGGGTCTTATTCTCAGCACGACGTCGTTCCTTTTTATCGTCGTCGCCTTCTTGGTCAGCAGCAAGACGTTCATCTTGCTGTTCCCCTTCTTCGCCTTCACCCTCGCCCTCGTCTTCGCCTTCGCCCTCATCGTCAGCGGCTTGACCTCCGGCAGGTGGATCTTCGACGGCAACGAATTCTTCTTCCTGCTCGTCGTCTCCAGGTTTTTCGTTTTCATTTTCGGGGGACATGCTTTATCTCCTACAGATAAGCGATTACCGATAACGGGTCACACGTGATCTCACCGATGATATCGAGATCGTTGTAAAGCACGAAACACGCCTGCTCTACGCCGGTTGCTTGCCGAACTAGATCGGTTATATCGACCATCCACTTGTCGCCACCGTACTTCGGTACGCGCACATAGGCTCCGACTTTACACCAGTCTCCTTCCGGCCAAGCTTCAAGAGTGTCGCGATTCTTAAATGCAACTGGTCCGAGCATAGTGACTTTAGCGACCTGAGTGTTCCAAAACTCTGTCTCCTGGGTATCATCTGGAACGATGATCCCACCCTTCGTGACCTTGCGCGGTGAACGCTTCTGAACCAAGATCCGAGAGCCAAACGGTACCAGGCCAGGATCGACC